TGCCGGCAGATCCTCAGCCCTGGGCGCGGGGGCGGCAGATGCCGCCTCCAGCGACAGCGCGTCCTCCTGTTCCTCGTCATCCTCGTCCGCCATCTGTGCCAGCAGCTCCTCCAACCTGTCAACCACCCTCCCCGCCTCCTTTCAGCTCCTGATACCGGGCCCAGTCGAACCCGTTGTTCACCGACCAGCTCTCCCTGGGCGCGCCGCACACGGGGCAGGGCTCCTCCTGAGCCCTCTGCCTGCAATCGGGGCACAGCCGCGCCAGCTCCTCCTCCTGGTCCAGCGCCAGGTTGAGGGCGCACCACAGGTAATCCCGGTCGGTCATGTTTTTGGCCCGCTCCTCCGTGGGCAGAGCGCCAAACAGGCGGAGCACGCGCCACTGAAGGCGCTCATAATGCGCGTGCTCCAGACTTTTTTTCGCCGGTCCAGCTCCTGCTCTCCGTCCAGGGGCGAGGGATTACATATCCGGTTGAACTGTGCCCACCGGTCCGCCAGCCGGGCGATGTCGTCCACCCGCAGCCCGTCCAGCGCCGCCTGCCCGTCCTCGAAAACAGGCTTGCCCTTCCGCTCCAACGCTCGGGCGATGAGGCAGGCGTTCCGGCACAGCGCCCGCTCCTTCCCGTCCAGAGCCAGCGCGTTGCCCTCCCGCCGGGCCTCCAGCACCTCCCGGGCGGACAGCAGCCGCAGCGTCGTCCCATTGCCCGCCTTTACCCTGTCCGGCCCGGCCCAAAACCTGTCCATTTAAGCCGCCATCTCCATCCGCTTCCCGGCCACCAGGGTGAGCTTCTCCACCACCATTTTGCCCAGCTGGGCGTCCTCCTGGATGTCGCTCCACTGGCAGTCGGAGTAGATCACCTTCCGGTCCGGTTTGCAGATGACCAGGGAGAAGTTTTTCATCTGATAAAAGTCCAGCCCGTCGGCGATGGCCTGGTCGGTGGCGTACAGCCGGGTGAGCTGAATGACGTAATTTTGGGGCCCCTGCACGGTGGCCACCGGCTCGTCCTCGCCGAAGGCCTCCACGGAATAGGAGCTGCGGGTGGTCTTGCAGTTGTAGCTCTGCACCACCGCCACTTTTTGCCCGTCCAGCTCCAGCCAGATGTCGGAGCTGGTGGGGAACCCCGCCGCGCGCAGTCCCGCGTTGATGGTCGTATCCATGCAAATTCCTCCTTAAACGGTGATGTGGGCGGACAGCCAGATCTGATTCAGACCATGGGCAACGGTGAAGGCAAACTCCACCAGACACACGGTGGGGTCGGTGTCCAGGGCGGACACCGTCACGTCCTCATAGCCGTCGATGATTTCCCGGCTCAGCCTCCGCTCCAGCTCCATCACCGTCTGGGAGCGGATAGCGCCCCGGCTCTGGGCCGTGTTTTTGGCCCGGCTGAACTTGGCCCGCAGGGCGTTGCGGATGCCGGGGATCACCTCGTCCACCACCAAAATGGTGGTCAGCTCCCGCCAAGTGGCGTCCAGCACCCCTCCGGTCTTGGTGCGGGTGGTCACGCCGCGCACCACATAGCAGGACCCGGCCAGCGTTTCCAGCGGCGTCACGCCGCCCTGCACCAGCAGGTCGATGTCCCCGTCGTCATAGGCGCACTCCAGCTCTCCCAGGCCGTAGAGCTGTGCGCCGCCCAGGGGCAGAGCGGGGTCGCTGCCGCCCGCGATGGCCCCGGCCACCGCCGCGGCGCACAGCGCTCCGCCGGAGCCGTCACCCGCGCCGGGGGCCACCAGCACCATTCGCTCACAGTTGAGTTCCGCCGCCCGCTGGGTGAGCTGTTCCACGCTCTCGTTTGCCCCGCCGCCCACCACGGCGATGCGCTCCCGCCGCGTGGAGGAGCATTCCGTCACCATGGCTTTCAGCGCCTGCTGCACCGTGAGGTCGGCGCTGTCGCACACCACGATGCCCACGTCCTCCAGCGCCGCCACCGTGGCGAGGGCCTCCTCATAGCTCCCGCCTGCGGGTACGCCGTACACCACCCCCGCGCCGTTGCGGATGGCCATCTGAGCCATCCGGCTCAGGACGCACTCGCCCACGTCTGCGGAGGCGCGGCTGTAGCTGGTCCACTGATAGCTCTTCTTGCCGTCCGTCCCGTCCTGGGCGGCAATGATTGCCACCTTGCCGCCGCCAACGGCGGCGGCGGTCAGGCTGGACGTCTCATAGGAGGAATACACCCCCGGCCTCTCATGCTTGGTTACCGCGTTCATCGCAATCTCCCTTTCACCACAAAGTCTGTAAAGCCCCCGCCGCTGTCCTCGGTCTCAGCCACCAGCCACGCTTTGCACCGGCAGCTCACCGGCAGACGGTAAAGCCCTTCCTTTTCCAGAAATTCCACCCGGTCCGCCCGCACCTCCAGGGCGTCGAGTCCCGCCGCCCCCCGGCACATCAGGCATTCAGCCGCCGCTTCCGCCGCCTCCTGGCAGACGCGCTCACCCCCGTCCCTGGGGGCGAAGATGTCCAGCGCCAGCGTCAGTTCCGCCTCGCGCCCGTAGAGCTCCCGCTCCGTCCCGGTGTCCGGGTCCGTTTGGACGCCCAGATAATTTTGGAACCCGCCGGGGGCGCACACTACGCGGGCCAATGACACGGCGGCCACCGCCTCCCGCCACCGGCCTGCCCTGGCGCTCTCCATTGCGGCGACGGCGTTGAGCCCGCTCTGCCTGAGCTGTTCCGCCACCTCTTCCCGCAGGGCGTTCAACGCCCCGCTCACGGCGCGTTCTCCGGGCAGGGCCGCAGGGCCAGCCACAGGTGGGTGACCTGGCCGCCCACCCAGATGGGCCGGATGGTCATCACCTCATATCGTTCGCCGCCCCAGCTGAGCCAGCCCCCCGGCCCGATCTGGTCCAGGGGCAGCCCCGGCTCGGCCAGTCCCAGGAATCGGTCCTGGGAATAGCTGCCCAGCGCCCCGGCGGTATACTGCCAGTCCGCCTTTGTCATGGGCTGGACGATGGCCATGCCCCGGCCCGCCTCGGAGCCGTCCTCCCGGCGGCACACCATCTCCTGGCCGTAGGTCCGGATCACCCACTCAAACGCCTCGATCAACCTCTCACCCCCTGAAACACAAAACCGTCGTCCCGCAGATAGGGGGCCATCAGCTCAAAGGCCCTTTGGGACAATTTCGAGCTGTCCCCGCTTCCCGCTTCACAGCGCACGGAGAGATCCCCCGCCGTCAGCGAGGTGATGCCCTCCATTCCCCGGCTGCCCCGCAGCCAGTCCATCACCAGCCACGCCGCCGCCAGGGGATAGGCCCCCTCACAGTCCCCCGGGCCCAGGCCGTCCCGCAGCCGCCTGTCCAGCGTCCGGCAGGCGGTGGCGCACAGCGTGCGCAGCAGCTCCTCGTCCTGCACCACGCCTCCCAGCGCCTGCACCAGCTCTATCACCTGTTCCGTCATCCGCTCACGCTCCTAAATGAGGAAGGCCCCGTCGGCCGCCTCCCTGGTGGTCTCTTCCTGACCGTAGCTGAGCTGAACTCCGGGGGCCAGCAGCTTGTCCGCCTTTCCCCGGTACAGCTTGATGAGCCCCAGCAGCTCCTCCTCGTCCAGCTTACCGGCCACCTTTTCCAGCAGGGCGTATTCCGCCCCGGGTTCGGCGATGCCCGCCAGCCGCACCATCTCTCGCCGCAGGCTTTTGAGGTATTTTCGGCCCAGCCGAGCCTCATCCTCCAGGCGTCTGCCCACGCTTTTGATGACTCCGGCCTTTCTCTGGGCGGGCACCGCCACAAAGGACCACTCATAGGCGTCGGTGGCCCCGGTGAGCACGCCGCAGCACACCTGCCCGCCGTACTCCTCCCCCTTTTCATGGGGGCACTCGTCCAGCGGTTTGCCGCAGATGGAACAAACCACCCGCTCCACCGCGCAGCCCACGCTGACCTCCCGTTTGATGCCGCCGTCGATCTCGGCGATGAGGGAGGCGTTTTCCTCCGTGCGCATCATATAGGCCCAGCCCTTTAAAAAGCGATAGGGCCTCCCGTCGGCGGTGAGGGTGCCGTCCCCGCCCACCACCTGCGTGCGGTAGATGCGGGCCGTCTGTCCCCGGGCGGACCACTGGTGGTCGAACACTCCGGACACCCCCACGAACATAGGGGCCAGCTCGTCCAGCGTCCCATCGTCGAACCGCTCAAAATCCCGGTCCACGTCGTTGTCGCACAGCCGCAGGGCAAAGGTATACACCTCATCCGTCCCCAGCTCCCGCCGGGCCAGCGCGTTGATGAGGGCCAGCTCGTCGGGCTCCGGCGTGCCGATGCCCTTGACCACCGCGTCCTTACAAATTTCCATTCCCGTTCTCCTCCTCCACGGCCCTTGCCTGGGCCAGGTACAGCGCCGCCTTTGCCTCCGACTCCTCGTCCTGGAGGTTCACGTCCAGCCAGTCGACGTCCACCCGGCTGTCATACCCCCGCAGACGCAGCCAGGTCTCGCAGACCCGCTCCACCACCGGTTCCAGCCCCCGGCGGATGGCGGTAATCTCGCTGGTCATAATGTCCGCCTGCTGGCTGCTCATCCGCTCGGTGGAGGACCAGCTCAGCCCCAGCAAGAACGGCGGAATCCCCGTTTTGGCCACCAGCTGCTCCAGAATCTGCCGTACCGGCACCTCGCTGTCCAGGATCTGATTGTCCGCGCCGATGGTCCGAATTTCCACGTCGCCCGCGGCCACAAAGTCCCGCACGGCCCCGTCTCGTCCCGCCTGCATGGCGGCGGACCACTCCCGGGCGACCTGGCCGCACCGCTCCTGAACCGGCGTCCCGTCCTCACCCTTGCAAACCACGGCGAAGCGCACGTTGCCCATCCGCTCCCAGTTTTTCCCTGTGGCTTCAAATATCTTCAGCAGGATTTCCGCCAGAAACGGCATGGACCGCAGCATGGATACTCCATAGGGCGCCCCCACCTCCGGCTGGAAGGGGGTGAACAGCAGCAGCTCCTGTCGTTCCAGCGCCCGCACGGTTCCGTCGCTGTCCCGGGCGCACAGCGCGAAGTCCAGTGGGCTGTCTCCCTCTTTGATCTCCACCCGGCTCACGTCTCCGCACAGCACGGCGGCCACGCCCCGCCCGTCCCGGGCGGGGACGATCTCGCCCACCGCCCGGCCGCATACGATCATGGAGTCCAGGTACTGGTCCAGGAAGCTCTGAATTCCCCGCTGCCCCCGTCCCACAGGCACCGTGCGCAAAAACCGGTCCATTTCCTCCTGGATTCCGGCGTCCCGGCAGATTACCTTGACCCCGCCGCACAGCCGCACCAGCTTGCAGATGGCGGCGTCCACCACCGGAACCGCCTCCCGGATAGCCCGGTACAGGGCGATCTCCCCGTGGTGCAGCGGCACATACCCGTCCAGCTGGAGAAAGGGGTGCCGTCCCGCGTCCCGGAGCTGGGCGGCGGCCGCCGCCCCCCGACCCGTTTTCCGCTTTCCCGCGCTCATCAGACGTTGAGCACCCGGCTGGCGTCCTCAAAAATTTTGGCGTAGCCGGAAATGGTGGTGATAGCGGCCCGCTCCAGCTGGCGGTCGATGATCTTGTCATACTCCACCATCACGTCGCCCGCCTTGACCATCTCCAGGGCGTAGTTTTTGTCCAGGCCGATGATCTTGCCCTGAGGGACGGCGGAGGTACGCAGCACCTTTGCTCCCATGGGGGTAATGAGCTTTCCTGTGCCGTGGAAGTCCAAGCCGGCGGCGGCGTCCTGCATCTGGCTCATTCCCAGCAGCTTGGGCATGGTGTCGGCGCCAACCAGCAGGGTGTTGAGCTGGTACGGCTCAAAGCTGTTCCAGAAGGCCAGCAAATCCTCATAGGTCAGCTTACCCGTGGTCTCCACGGCGCTGGCCTGGGCGGCGTTGTCGTTGCCGTCGCCGTTGAGGATGACGTTAATGGCGTCCTCCAGGTGCATCCGCCCGATCTGCGCGCCGATCTGCCGCAGGGTGACGGAGAACAGGTCCAGCTTCTGGAACCGGATGGCCTCGTAGGAGGCCACCAGCATCCTGCCCCGCTTGTGGAGCTTCACCAGGCTGTCCCGGGTCCGCACGGTGGTCTGAGGGATGGCAGCGCCCTCGGCCACCTGCTTGAGCTGTTTCTCGTCCTCGGGCACGGAGGTGATGGAACGGTAATCCATCCCCTCAATGAGGGTCTCGGTGGCGGTGATGTCGGGCAGAATGTTGGCTTCCTCCATGCCCGCCTTGACGGCCCGGGCGATGTACTCGGGGAACAGCACCGCCGACTGGCTGGTGGAGAAAAACTTGTCCACAAAATCGGAGCCCGCGCCCTTCACCCGGATGTCAAACCGCTTGAGCTGCCGCTGGTAGGCGTCCAGCCCCTCCAGGGCGGTGCCCCGGTACTGCTCGCTGGGGTCCATTTTCTCCAGCACCTGGGTAAAGGATTTGCCCGCCTCACGGTACATGCCCTTTTCCAGCTTCAAATTGTCAAATCTCTGTGCCATCTCAATCTCCTCCTTTTCGTCCGTTAAAGCTTGATGACGACGGACTTCTCGACCTCGTCCACCGCCAGCACCAGGCACTTCGCCCCGCCGGCCGCGGCCTTGACGCCGCCCTGCCCGTCGCAGGCCAGTTCCTGCCAGCCGGCTGCGGGAGCGGCGCCAGTACAGTTGACCTTGGCCACCCCGCCGATCTGGACGGCGGCCGCGCCGCCCC